ATTTCTATGCAAAGTATCCTGGTGCGTTAGGTAATTCCTTAAAGGTAAATGTGTGTGGTACAGCAGCAGCTTATGCAGCAAATGTCGATATGGCATCAGAAACTGGTGTATCAGCAGCTGAATTAACATTTGTTCCTGGTAACACAACTGTTGTCTTTACTGTAACATCGTCAGATGATACGGATAGAGATGCAACATTAACTACATTCAATACAACTTTCAACGTTGGCGACAACATTAAAGTTGGAGATCAAACATACCAGATTACTGGTCACTATGCAAATGCAACTGGTGGTTACACCGGTGCGGCAACTGATGACTATTCATATTCTGGAATGACGTTCTCCAACACAATGCATGCAAATGCAGAAGTTGGTGCTTCGGCTCTATCAGTGAACTCAACTGTAACAGAAGTTAGATTTGAGATCAACAAAAAGTATAGTGGTGTTGTAAACGCAATAGCCGCTGGAGCTTATGCAAATGGGGTGGCAAGCAATAATATAATTCAAAGAAGCTGGGAACATTCAAACTTGTTTGATAAAGCTCCTGGAATCTCAGCAACGCAAGCATCTAATGCGAACACTACAGCTGCAGCCATCGTAGATGAAATGCATGTTGTTGTAATCGATGAAGATGGAGAGATCACTGGAACAGCCGATACAGTACTAGAAACATGGACTGTATCACGTAACTCAGATGCCAAATCAGAAAATGGTGCTGATATCAGTACTAATGCAATCGATAATGGTTCGGAGTGGTTGTGGGTCGGTAATGATATTGCTGGTCTTGCAGTAGCGGCGGCCGGTGCAGCAGATGGTGCTGCAGCTGCAACTGCAACTAATCCAATAGCATACAGCTTTACAGATGGGGTAAACAGTGGCGATGAGGCTTCTATAGGACTTTCTGCATTACAAGCTGGATACGATCTGTATAAGAACCCAGAAGAAATTGACGTATCATTGATTCTAGCTGGTAAAGCTCGAGGAGCAACATTAGCAAATTATCTAATTGATGAAATTGCAGAGCCTAGAAAAGATTGCATGGTGTTTATCTCACCAGATAGAGCAGATGTAGTAGACGTGGCGGCTTCGGCTGCAGCAGATAACATCATTGATTTCCGCAATACGTTGTCAAATTCATCGTATGCAGTGCTTGACTCTGGATACAAATACATGTATGATAAGTATAACGACAAGTATGAGTATGTGCCACTGAATGGTGACATTGCTGGTACTGTTGTTCGAACAGATAGTCAAAGAGATCCGTGGTTCTCACCGGCTGGCTTTAACAGAGGCGGAATCAAGAACATCGTTAAACTTGCTTATACGCCAACAAAGGCTCAAAGAGATGTTCTCTACAAAGCTGATGTTAATCCAGTTGTAACATTCCCTGGTCAGGGAACGGTACTGTTTGGTGATAAGACGCTGCTCGGAAGGCCTTCTGCATTCGATAGAATAAATGTTCGTAGATTGTTCATTGTTCTAGAGAAAGCAATTGCAACTGCTGCTAACAACTTGTTGTTTGAGTTTAACGACGATTTCACAAGAGCACAGTTTGTAAATACAGTAGAGCCATTCTTGAGAGAAGTACAAGGAAGAAGAGGTATATTCGACTTTAGTGTTGTAGCAGATGATACAAACAACACAGGGGAAGTAATAGATAGAAGCGAATTTATTGGCGACATCTATATCAAACCTGCACGGTCGATTAACTTTATCCAACTTAACTTTGTTGCGGTTAGAACTGGCGTAGAGTTTGAAGAAATCGTAGGGCAGTTTTAAGTAGGAGAAAACAATGGCATTTAATGTAAATGACTTTAAACAAAGATTGCCAGGCCAAGGTGCTAGACCTTCACTTTACGAAGTTCAGCTCACGTTTCCTGTAGGAACAGAAGGGGCAGCAGGAGATGCTGCCCGCTTTCTGATTCGTACGGCAGCGTTGCCTGGTTCAACAGTAGGGACCATCCCTGTTCAATATTTCGGGCGGACGATTAAGCTCGCCGGAGATAGAACATTTGATCCCTGGACAACAACGATAATCAACGACGAAGATTTCAAAATCCGCAGAAACGTGGAACTTTGGATGAACCTTATCAACACTCATGAATCAAACGTACGTTTGCTTCCTGCTTACAAAACCAGAGCCCAAATTACACAATTTGGCAAAAGTGGAAATCGGTTGAGAACCTACACATTCGAAGGATTCTACCCAACCGACTTGCAAGAAATTGCTGTTGATTATGGAAATGTTGATACAATTGAAGAATTCACTTGTGTATGGAATTATGATTACTGGCTTGCAAACGGGGAAGATAACGGAACGTCTATTCTGACCTAAGCCTACTTGGAGATATTATGCAATTATTTGGTTTTGAAATCAAGAGAAAACAAGAAGAAAATCTTGCTCCGTCATTCACTTCGAAAGATACTGATGACGGAGCAATGGTCGTTTCTGCTGGCGGAACAATGGGTCAATACGTTGATCTGGAAGGCTCCGCCAAGTCAGAAGCCGAGCTAGTTACGCGTTATCGTGACATGGCCGCGCACCCAGAGTGCGATCTCGCTGTAGATGATATTGTCAATGAAGCTGTCGTATATGACAGTGACGATTCAATCATTAATCTAAACTTAGATGATTTAGAACAGCCAGATAATATCAAAGAAAAGATTCGCGAAGAGTTTGATAGCATCTGTGAATTAATGGACTTCAATAACATGGCTTATGACTTGTTTAAGAAGTGGTATGTTGATGGACGGTTATACTTTCACATCATTATCGATGAGGAAAATGTACGGGCTGGTATCAAAGAAATCAGACCTATTGATCCTCGCAAGATTCGCAAAGTTCGCGAAGAGTTAAAAACAAAAGATCCTAAGAGTGGCGTTCCTGTGAAAAAGGTTACGTCTGAATTCTATATGTACAACGATAAAGGATTTGGAAAAGGCTACGGTGGAGCCAACCATACTGGATCTCAAGGAATTAAGATTGCTGCTGACAGTGTTGTTCATGCAACATCCGGATTAGTAGATAAGAATAACAAGATGGCCCTAGGACATTTGCATAAAGCAATCAAGCCTTTGAACCAATTACGTATTCTGGAAGACGCTGCTGTAATCTATAGAATCAGCCGTGCACCCGAACGTCGAATATTTTACATCGATGTTGGCAACCTACCTAAGATGAAAGCTGAGCAATATCTACGTGATATGATGGCAAAGCATAAGAATCGTCTTGTTTATGATGCCGCGTCCGGAGAGATTAGAGATGATCGTAAATTCATGACAATGCTGGAAGACTTCTGGCTGCCACGTCGTGAAGGAGGTAAGGGTACGGAAATCACTACACTTCCAGGTGGTCAAAACCTTGGTGAAATGGATGACGTTCTGTACTTCCAAAAGAATCTATACAAGTCTTTGAATGTTCCTGTATCGCGTTTAGATCCTGAAACAGGCTTTAGTTTAGGCAGAGCATCAGAGATCAATAGAGATGAAATCAAGTTTGGCAAGTTCATTTCGCGTTTGCGTCTAAGGTTTGTTCAGTTGTTCCATAAAGTACTAGAAAAGCAATTAGTACTAAAAGGTATCATTACAACAGAAGACTGGGTAGAGTTCAAGAATAAAATTAGATATGACTTTGCGATGGACAGCCATTTCACTGAATTGCGCGATGCTGAGATTATGAGAGAACGTATACAGACTCTCAATGATATGGAACCATATGTTGGTAGATATTATTCTCAAGAGCATATTCGTAAAACTATTTTGCAACAATCAGACGATGATATTGAACAGATAGATAAGCAAATAGCTGATGAAGGATCAGATGAAGATACTGATAATGAAGATCAGCAACAGCAACCACAAAATGATTAAGTATAAATACCTGGAGAAACAAAATGTCTGATACACGTAACATTATTGATAAGATACAATCTGGCGATTATTCTGACGCAGTTGCTGATATTCACACAGCAATGTATGCCCGTTCAGAAGATGCTATTGAGGCACATCTTAATCCTGAAGTAGATGACGAGACAGAATACACTGAATACGAATTCGGAAGCGAGGAACCAGATGAAGACGTTTAAACAATTTGCTGAAGCTAATATCAGCAGAACTGATTCAGAACCTAAATCTCCTGATGAGAAACGCTTTAAGGACAAACATGTTGTTCAAAAGACCGATCATCCTGTAGCAAAGGACGATCAGTTTATCTCAAAAGTCAAAAAAGATAAAACAAAAGCTGCTGGCCATCACGAAAAAGAAGATGAGCAGGTTTATGAAGCCAAAGAGTGCGACTGCGATTGTGGTAAGTCTCCATGTGAAATGTGTGGAGAAGATCACCATGACATGAAAGAGATGTCATCTAAAGAAAAGATGAAACGTGGTCTGTACAACTCTATGGATCCTGTAGGTCAGGCTGATGCAGATATCGATAATGATGGTGATGTAGATGATTCAGATGAGTATCTGCACAATCGTCGTAAGAAAATTAAGAAGGCTATGAAGAAAGAGTCTGCTAATAAGTTGATGAGCTTCTCAAAACATGCAGAAGATGTAAATCAAATTGACGAAGATGCAGTTGCGGATGCCAAGAAGAAGTTGAAAAAGATGAAGGGTCAAGAAGTATCTTTCACTCATCAGCCTTCTGGTAAGAAGGTAACAGGAACATACCAAGGTATGAAATCCATGGGTGGTCGTTCCTATGCTCACGTTGAGACTGGAAAGCAAGCTCATCGAGTTCCTCCTCATCACATCCATCAAACTCAGTAGGAGAGATAGTATGAAAACATTGACCCAATTTATGGAACAAGTACAACAGCTAAAAGAAGACCCCGAAGCGGTGTTGGAAAACGTTGAACCTACAACAGATTCTGACAGTGTAGATGTAGACGAAGATACTACAAGCGAGGAATAGACCAATGAATGAAGGCGGTATGAAGAGAATTGCACAAGCTCAGTCCAACAAAGCTGATCGGTCCGATGCCGCTATCAACAAAGGTGGGCTGCAGACTTTTAAAAAGAAGCCTGAAGATGTCAAGGAAGTATCTTCTAAGACTCTGAGCAACTACATGAGAAAGTCTACAGCATCTGCTGGTAAACCTCGCCAAG